TGGAGGGTCAGGAGTAATATTTTCTAAACTAAAATTAGAATGGGCGTCCCTCCCGAGAAATGGGGTCCTTACTTTTGGGGTGTTATCCATCTTGGATGTCTTACAGGGTCCATAACTCCCGAGTTTATCAACATGTTTCCTTCTGTCCTCCCGTGCAGTGCATGCGGTCAACACTTTACCGAGGTGCTCCAGGAGAACCCATTTCCGGAATCCAGGGACCCTATGATTTTGTTTCAGTGGTCGGTCCACGTCCACAATGTGGTCAACGCTCGGATCGGCAAGCCCATCCTGACGGTCGAGGAGGCCCTGGCCGCGTGGACGGCGAGTGTCCTCCCAAAAACAGCCTCTCAATTTTATTTCAAAATTGCGGTGGCCATCTTGATTCTCATCATCATTGCAATTCTTATCTTTGTTAAAATTAATTGAAATGGCCGGTGGTCTTTTTCCCGGATACCCGTTCGCCCTTAACATCAAGTGCATCATCTTCACAGCGATTCTTGCGGCCGGTTATTGGTTCGCGCCCCACAAGAATCTCTGGGTCCTGTCCTTCCTCATTTGGTTTCCCTATATCGCCCTCGCATGGTACGACTANGCTTACAAATGCCAGGGTCAGCTTCAGCCGACNCTNGTGCCTTTTGGCCGATACATCTGGTTGCCGTTCAAGCCCCCTAGCTACAAGAAGGNGTTTGANGAGCTCCCNCCCGAGAAGATCCAGTCGATGATAAATCTGGACCACCTCATCCTCTGGTCAGCCCTGGCCATTGCGACGTCGTACTTTCTTATTCGGAAGTAGGCGGACCAAAGGGTCCCCCTTTGGGTTAAAGCCAGTGCGCATAATCCAATTACAACCAAATGCAATATGAACGCCTCTCACATGTCGATCATATACTCAAGCGCCCCGACACATATGTCGGAAGTCTCACTCCCGAACCTTCCACCTATTGGGTTCGTGAAGGAGATGTCTTCGCTTCTCGTGTTCTTTCTGTATCACCTGGCCTGGTGAAAATCTTCGACGAAATTCTGGTCAACGCCATCGATCAGTACTCCCTGCACCCCAAGAAGGTTTCGAAGATTGAGGTCACAGTGTCCAATGACGGATCAATTTTGATTGAAAATTCAGGAGTATCCATTCCAATCAAGAAACACGAGACGGAGAAGGGGACGGATGGAAAGCCCATTTGGATTCCAGAATTGATTTTTGGTCATCTTCTGACCAGCTCAAATTACAATGATGCCGAACACAGGGTCACGGGTGGTCGAAACGGCTACGGGGCCAAGCTGGCCAATGTATTTTCCTCCCAATTTTGGATCAGAATTAGTGATGGGAAGAAAACTTATTATCAAAAATGGGAGTCCAACATGAGTCGGTGTCTCCCTCCGACCGTCGAGGCCAGTACCAATCCTGCAAGTGTCACTATCGGCCTCATTCCTGATTGGCCCAGGTTTGGAGGAATTGGAGATTTCAAAAAGGTTGCCGAGGTCCGAACCTGGGATGCTGCCATGTGGTGCTCCAAGGCGAAGATCAATTTCAATTCAAAATTACTAGAGGTCAAGAGCCTTGAGGACTATGCCCGGATGCACATGGGAGATGTCCAGGTGGCCCGCATGCACACCGAAAACTTCGATGTGGTCGTGGCTCATTCGACCAGTGGCGGCTTCCAGCAATGTTCGTGGGTCAACGGCATCTGTACGACCAAGGGGGGATCGCACGTTGACAAGGTGGTCAAGGCGCTGGTAGATGAGATTACCAAGGACAAGAGATGTTCGACCCTCAAACCTGCTCAAATTAAGGCGAGTCTCTTTGTGTTCGTCAGAGCAGTTATAATCAACCCTACATTCAGTAGCCAAACCAAGTCCGAATGCACTTCAAAAATTTCCGATACACCCAATTTTCCACCAAAATTCATCAAGGATGTTCTGGCTACAGGGGTCCTGAACGATCTCCTGTCCAAGGGACTCACCCAGATTGACAAAGAGCTCAAAAAGACAGATGGGTCCAAAAAGTCGCGTATTACGGGAATTCCGAAGCTCGATGACGCCAATTTTGCGGGAACACATAGGAGTCACGATTGTACCCTTATTGTGACTGAGGGTGACTCTGCGAAAGCCCTTGCCATTGCCGGTCTGAGCGTTGTAGGACGCAACGCATTCGGCGTGTTTCCACTCCGGGGAAAGCCTCGCAATGTTCGGGATGCGACTGTAAAACAGGTGACTGAAAATGAAGAATTTTCCAACTTGAAGAAAATCCTCGGGCTTCAACATGGCAAGGTCTATAATTCTCTGAGAGAATTGCGCTACGGGCGTCTGATGATTATGACGGATGCTGATCTGGACGGGGTTCACATCAAGGGTCTTGTCCTCAATATGTTCCACGTCTATTGGCCTCAGTTGATTGAACTGGGTTTTGTGGTCTCCATGGTGACACCAGTCATCAAGGCGGGCAAGATCTGGTACTTTACGGAAGAGGCGTTCAGGGAGGCTTGCAAGGGACAGCCGTCTCCACCGGCCGGAACAAAGTACTACAAGGGTCTGGGAACTTCTACAAGTGCCGAGGCCAAGGAGTACTTCAAGCAGATTGATCGCTTGACGGTCGCCTTTAATTCTGATCCAAAATTGAACGAATCCATGACTTTGGCATTTTCCAAATCTCTAGCGGATGATCGGAAGGTGTGGCTGACGAACCACATGGCCAAGCCTCCACACGGGATCCCGTACGGCCAGGTCAAGACTTTGACCGTGACTGACTTTGTCCACCGGGATCTGGCCAACTTTAGCGCCGAGGACATCAAGCGATCGATCCCACACGTCGCGGACGGCCTCAAGCCCTCCCAGAGAAAGGTGATTTACGCCTGCCTCAAGAAGAACCTGACGGTCGACATGAAGGTCGCCCAGCTCTCTGGCTACGTGGCTGAACACACCGCCTACCACCACGGAGAGGCGTCCCTCCAGGGAACCATCGTGAACCTGGCCCAGAATTTCGTCGGTGCGAACAATCTGAACCTCCTCGAGCCATCTGGGCAGTTTGGAACGCGTCTTGCGGGTGGCAAGGATGCGGCCAGCTCCAGGTACATCTTCACCCGACTGGCTCCTCTGACCCGCAAGATCTTCGACCCGGCTGACAATTCTATTCTAAAATACGTTGTTGACGACGGTGAGAAGGTCGAGCCGGAGTTTTACGCCCCGGTCCTCCCCATGATCCTCGTGAACGGCGCGGAGGGCATCGGGACCGGCTTCAGTTGTTATGTTCCGCCGTACGACCCGGAGGTTATCAAGCACAACATCTTGTGCGCTCTTGACCAGGTCGCGATGGCTCCCATGAAGCCTTATTTCAAGGGATTTAAGGGCACAATTACAAAGACCAAGGACCACACGTGGGTCATGGAGGGACTGGTCGCCAAGGAGGGAAGCCAACTACACGTCACGGAGCTCCCGCCGGGCAAGTGGATCCAGGACTTCAAGGAGCACCTGGACGACCTGGTCGACAAGGGGACTATTCAAAAGTTTGAGAACCACTCTACGGAGACGACGCCCAACTTTCGAATTTGGGGAGGGGATGGTCTGCAGGACACCGCAAAGGACTTGGGGATGACCAAGACTATCCATACCAGCAACATGTACCTCATCGGCCCGAATGGAGCCGTCAAGAAATACGCAAGCCCCGAGGAGATTCTGGTCGACTACCTGGAGATTCGCCTGGGCCTCTACAAGAAACGCAAGTCTTGGCTCCTGGCTCAATTTGATTCTGAAATTAAGTGGCTCTCGGAAAAGGCGAGGTTCATCGGTTTTGTGATCAACAAGCGCATCCAGGTGTTGAACATCCCTCTCGATGAGATCAAGGCCCAGCTCCGGGCCGAGAACTTCAAGGAGGAGCTGTGGCCGAAGTTTCTGGACATCAAGACGTATCAGTACACGCGCGAAGAGGTTCTCAAGCTCAAGGACTTGTGCGAACGGCGAGTGGTTGAGAGGGACGCCCTCAAAAACACGAGCGTGTCCCAGATGTGGAAAAATAACCTGAGTGAGTTGTAGAATGGCCGAGAGGGTCTGGCAAAATGTAGTTCGACTTTCGCAACAAACACAAGCAGACGTGTTCAACTTGTTCCAGAAAGCCGGAAAGCCGGTTGGAGGCGCCGTCCAGTCCTTTACACCCACGTCGGTCGAAGAGTCCTTGACGCCCACGTCCATCGCCCTGACTCCCGTGAACGTCAGCGGGTTTTACAATGTGACAGGGCCGACCGAGGTGACATTTTACGCGACGACCGAGTGGCCCAACTTGCCGGTGGGGCTCGGCTGGACCGGCGACGGGTTCTTGGGAATCATGGGACAAATTCAAATTACAGGATCAGTCAACGAGCCGGGTCCCGGCTTTCTCTGGTCCTTCACCTTGCAGACGGACACGGACCAGAGCATCCAGGGGACGCAGTCCTGCATAGGTGCGACTCTTTATCCACCGGGCCTGATTCAATACACGAACAAGCGGACGAAGATTCCGTTGGTCGGATACTATAACATAGTCTCTAAAGGCCAGACGGCGTTTTACTTTGCGGCTCCTCCTCCACAGACTCTTACGGTCGGCTGGATCGTCACGGGCCTTCCAACCGTGAGCGTTCCCATGAAGGTCACGTCGTATAGCCAGCAGTGGGCGACTCTCGAGACTATCGACGGGTCCATCCCTCCAGTAACCACCGCCGACGTCTACGTGTCGGGTATGCCGGTCATGATCGAAGAGCCGGCATTCACGAACATCTTCGTCCCTGGAAAGTTCACAAGTTTCCGGGGAGACGTCAAAGACTTGTCCAAACTTCCCCCGGTCACCATGCCTTCTTCAATTTCGATCGGAAATTACCCTGAACAGAGGGACCTGAACTCAAACACAGCATGGAATGCAGAACCAACCCTTGAGATCTTTCCACCCAGTGAGTACATAGAGTCAAAGGGGAAGGGGTTTAGTTCGGGGTCTATCCTAGCGCTTGAGGCGATCGGGCCACATGAAAAGTACCTTTTGACCGACGACCTGACGAAATCAGAGTGGAATCCGGCGTTCAAGAAATATTCAAACTTTGTCATGTACCAGAAGGTGTACCAATTTCCTCCTCCCGGTCCGGTCTACCAGGGCCAAGTGGTTCAGCTCGAGCTTCGCCCGACAGAGATGGGTCACCTCATCTCAAACATGTATCTGAGTGTGACCCTCCCTGCAAACACGTCGCCCCAAGACGTCTTCCAGTATACAGATCACGTCGGTCGCGCCCTCCTCAAGCAGGTTGACCTTTTGGTCAACGAGACGATCGTGGAGACTCTCTATGACGACTGGTACATCATC